TATAGTATTTCATACAACATATCAATCATTACAAAGTGGTGCATCATTTGGTGCAGATGTTAGTGGATTGAATCAAAATAGAAATGTTTGGTTTGATGATGCATTCTTCAAAGACTCAACAGGGATAGTTACATTAACAGTATCAGAAGCGAAAGAAGTTCAATCTTTAATTAAAAAAGCTGATACAATCAAAGTTAATTATGATAATTTACCTACAGCAGATCTTAACGTTTATTTGAATAAAGAAATAAAATCTGGTCAATTTGTTAATAATCCAAAAGTATCATTTAAGGCATTTCAAAAATGGTATCAAACAAATAGGATAGATAAACGAGTTGATAAATTGAAATCTGAAAAAGGAAGAATGAAGGCAATAGCAGCCGGACAAGAACAGATGAAAATGTTTCAAAGACGACAACGAGATATAATAAATTTATTTCAGATATCAAAATTATTATCGGAAGCCAAACTTATATTTGTGAGAAAGTATAACAATGCTATCTACAATACAAAACATTTTGTAGACGATGGAAAAGGAGGCTTAAGAGTTACCGCTCCAGAAGGTTATGTAGCTGTTGATAGAATAGGAAATGGAGTTAAATTTGTAGATAGAGTAGAATTTAGTAGAGCCAATTTTGCTATGGATAAAGGTTTTACAAAATAACATTGATAAGTACATCATAGCATATTTATATAAAAACCATAAAAGGGACAAACTATGAAAGAAAAAGTATTAAGAGAGATGATCAGAAAACAAATTAAAACATCTCTTAACGAATCACCAGAGATGGCTAGAGGAGCAGTAGGTGCAAGTTTAGGCCGTGTTGAAAAAATGGCCGGCGTAAAAATGTTAAAAAATGCATTAGGACAAGGTTCACCACAACAACAAGCAGCAGGTCTATTAAAAGTAGTTCAAGCAATATCAGGTAATAATCCTGTAGTTGGAAAAACATTAGCTAGAATGTTAATGAAAGGTGGTATAGAAGCAGCAGAAACAGAAGCTCCAGTATCAGAAGATCAATATACTGTAGGAGTTGATGATGGTGCAGCAGGCGAATCATTAGAAGAAAATAAAGCATTAGCTAATAGAATGGGCAAAGTTGATAAAACACAAGCAATGAAAATGTTAAAACAACAATTAGGAACTAAACCAGCAACAACTCAAACAGAATTTGTTTTAGATTTAATAAATGGATTAGGACTTAAAGATGCTGCCAAACAACGACTAAAAATGAAAATTCGTCAAGAATTAAAATAATCGTATGAGTAAGTTACAAAATATAAAAGCCGTCAAAGAAATGATGGCCGGAACACATAAACTGCAGACAAGAAAAACGTTTGCTATGGGTTCTAAAAAACAAGAAGTTACAGAAGAAGATATTTTAGAACGATTTGAAAACGGAAAGCCTAAAGTATGGATTGAGACAGATCTAAAAGGATTTAGGACAAAAGTTACTCAACATGAAGGATTCAAATCACGTGAACCAGAAAATTCAATATTAAAAACAATTCAAGATACGCTTAAAGTGCCAGATAAATGTCCCGAATGTGGTAAAGATATGCGTGATCATGAAAAAAGATTGAATTTCAAATTTTATTTTATGCGTGGCAAATGTTTTGATTGTGTTCTAAAAGAAGAAAGAAAAATTAAAAGTCAAGGCAAAGAAGCATGGGAAGCATATCAGAATAAGATAATGTTAGCAAATGCAGAATCATGGTTTAATGATGCTGATAAAGAAGTTGAAGTATTAAAAAATCAAATAGTTAAAACATGGCAAAATGCAGATGGAGAATATGGCGAAGCAGATATGTCTAACTTTTTAGAAAAAATGGAAAAAGATTACTTAGAACTTAAAGAAAAAATTAGGAACGATTTATTATGAAACTATCAAACTTAATAGTAGAAAATGCTGAAGCAGAATTAGAAGATGTATTTAATGATCTTGAAAAAGATATTCAAAAATTAGATTTAGATGCACCTGAAACAGAAGCTATTGGATTAACATTGGCTGGAGTTGCTTTATCATTCGGCGAAATATCTAGACTATTAGGAAAGTTAGTAAATTTGATAAGTAAAATACCAGGGTTCAAAAAATTATCTGGAGACAGATTAATTGCCTTTGGAGAAAAATTTCATCATAAAATTATTGGAGCATTTGAAAAGGTTATTAGATTAGCTGGAGTTAAAGATGCTACAAAAGCACATAAAGCTGCAGAAATACTTCATATGGTAGTAGTTGGTTTATTATTATATAAAGGTGTAGGTGGTATGGCACAAAAATTTGGAAAAGGCAAATTTGCTGGAGCTACCTTTAAGGGTATATTAAATGCAATTAAAAGTAATGAAATAGGAGTATTCTTAAAAGATACATTTGCTTCATTATAATAATTAAAAAAACGGAGAAAAAGTTATGGGTTTAGGATTAGGAAAATTATTTTCAGGTGGAGCCGGAGAACTGGTAGAATCAGTTGGTGGTGTACTTGATAATCTTACAACTTCAAAAGAAGAAAAACTAGAAGCAAAAAGAAAAATGAAACAGTTAGTTTCTGATTATGAAACTAAAATGGAACAGAACATAACAGATAGATGGAAAGCTGATATGAATTCTGATTCATGGTTATCAAAAAATGTAAGACCATTAGTATTGATATTTTTAGTTGTATGCACAATGTTAATGATTTTTATTGATGCAGGAACAATTGCTTTTACAGTTGAAGAAAAATGGACAGATCTTTTACAATTAGTCCTTATTACAGTAATAGGTGCTTATTTTGGTGGTCGTTCGTTTGAAAAACGTACTAAAAAATAACCATTCTTTTACTTGTTTTTCTGCAAATAATTTCTTATATTAAGGTATAATATGGCAGTAAAGAAAAGCATAAAAGAAATAATACGCGATGAATACAAACGATGTTCAGTTGATCCTGTACATTTTATGCGTAAATATTGTATTATCCAACATCCTACTAAAGGTAAGATGTATTTCAATCTTTACCCGTTTCAAGAAGATACATTAGAACAACTAAAAGATAACAGATATAATGTTATACTTAAATCTAGACAGTTAGGTATTTCAACTTTAACTGCAGGATATTCTTTATGGTGTATGTTGTTTAAGTCTGATTATAATGTATTAGTAATTGCTACTAAACAAGATGTTGCAAAAAATCTTGTAACCAAAGTAAGAGTGATGCATGATAATTTACCTAGTTGGTTAAAAGGCAAAACATTAGAAGATAATAAATTATCCTTAAGATTTAAGAATGGTTCACAAATTAAAGCTATTTCATCCAAAGGTGATGCTGGTAGATCAGAAGCCTTATCATTATTAGTATTAGATGAAGCTGCATTTATTGATAGAATTGATGAAATATGGACAGCAGCACAACAAACATTAGCAACTGGTGGTGGTGCTATTATGTTATCAACACCAAACGGTACAGGAAACTTATTTCATAAAACATGGTGTGACGCAGAAGCAGGCGGAAGATTTAATCCTATAAAATTACATTGGACTGTTCATCCTGAAAGAGATGAATCATGGAGAACGATGCAAACAGAATTATTAGGAGAAAAAAGTGCTGCTCAAGAATGTGATTGTGACTTTATATCATCTGGTCATACTGTAGTAGATGGTCCTATCATTCAATGGTATGAACAAACATATGTTGAAGATCCAAAAGAAAAGCGAGGATTTGATTCAAATTATTGGATATGGGAGTATCCAAATTATTCATCATCATATGTAGTTGTAGCGGATGTTGCTAGAGGAGATGGCGGTGATTATTCTGCATTTCATGTGTTAGATATAAAATCTATGCAACAAGTAGCAGAATATAAAGGAAAGATAGGAACTACAGAATATGGAAACATGTTAGTAGCAGTAGCTACAGAATGGAATAATGCATTACTAGTTATTGAAAATGCAAATATAGGTTGGGCAGTATTACAAGTTGCAATTGATAAAGGATATGAAAATTTATATTATTCTTATAAACAAGATGCATATGTAGATGAAGATGTACATTTAAGAAAAGGATATGACTTAAAAAATAAAGCACAAAAAGTTCCTGGATTTTCAACTACATCAAAAACAAGGCCTCTGATAATATCAAAATTAGAAACATATTTTAGAGAAAAGTCTCCAGTTGTAAAGTCAAAACGATTGGTAGATGAATTATATGTCTTTATATGGAACGGTTCTAGAGCAGAGGCACAAAGAGGATATAATGATGATTTAGTGATGTCATTTGGAATTGCACTATGGGTAAGAGATACTGCATTAAGATTACATCAACAAGGTGTAGATTTATCAAGAAAGGCTTTAGGCCATTTTGGTAAATCAAAAGGTGTGTATACATCGACAAAAGATAGACCAAAAGAATGGAATTGGAAATCAGGTGATAAGGACAATGAAGATTTAACCTGGCTTTTGAAATAGTAAGATATTTATATAAAATTGGAAAATTATGGCAGATACTTCGTTAAGAGCACGTTTAGGTAGATTATTTGCAACTAATGTAGTTGTAAGAAGAATAGCAAAAAATCGACTTAAAGCCGTTGACACAAATAGACTTCAATCTACAGGAAATATTTCTAATAAACGTTATGTAGATCGTTTTTCAGGCGTTCATAGAGGCATGCCTGGTTATGGAACATATAATCAAAATCAAAATTTTCATACTTCAAAAATAGAATTATTTACAGACTATGAAGCAATGGATATGGACCCAATATTAGCATCGGCGTTAGATATTTATGCAGATGAATCAACAGTTAAAGATGCAGATGGGGATACATTAACAATCAAATCATCAAATGATGAAATAAGAAAAATATTAAGAAATTTATTTTATGATGTATTAAATGTTGATTATAATTTATGGCCATGGATAAGAAATGCATGTAAGTATGGTGATTTTTACTTACATTTAGATATTGAAGAAGAGATTGGTATTGTTAACGTAACACCTATATCTGCATATGAATTAAGACGTGATGAAGGATTTGATCCAGAAAATCCATATGCTCATAAATTTGTTCTAGAACAAACACATGGTGGAGGAACAATGAATTTTGCCGGAGGTGGCCAAAACGGGTCAATTCAAGAATTTGAACCTTTTGAAATAGCACATTTTAGATTATTATCAGATACAAACTTTTTACCATACGGTAAGTCAATGATTGAACCTGCTAGAAAAATATTCAAACAATTAACTCTTATGGAAGATGCTATGTTGATTCATAGAATAATGCGAGCACCAGAAAGAAGAATATTTAAGATAGATGTAGGAAATATTCCACCAGCCGAAGTTGATAATCATATTCAAACGATTATCAATAAAATGAAAAAGGTTCCTTATATTGATGAAAAGACAGGAGATTATAATCTTAAATTTAATATGCAAAATATGATTGAAGATTTCTTTTTACCAGTAAGGGGTGGAGAATCTGGAACATCGATTGAATCATTACCTGGATTGTCTAGTGATGGCCAAATTGAAGATATCGATTATCTGAAAAATAAACTATTTTCTGCATTAAAGATACCTAAAGCCTTTTTAGGATATGATGAAGGAGTAGAAGGAAAAGCAACATTGGCAGCCGAAGATGTTAGGTTTGCAAGAACGATAGAAAGATTACAAAAAATATTTGTTTCAGAACTTACTAAAATAGCAGTAGTTCATTTATATACACAAGGGTATAAAGATGAAGATTTAGTTAATTTTGAATTGGCATTGACTAATCCATCATTAGTATATGAAAAACAAAAAGTTGAAACATTAAATGAAAAAATTAGTTTAGCAACAAATCTAAAAGAATCAAACCTATTCTCAGAAAGATGGATATATGAAAATATATTTGGATTGAGTCAAGATGAATGGACTGCAGAACAAGAACAAGTAATAGAAGATCTTAAGACAGCATTTAGAAGAGAGCAAATTAAAGGTGAAGGAAATGATCCTAGGAAGACTAACCAATCATTTGGTACACCTCATGATATAGCTTCAATGCATGTTGCTAATAAAGGAGGCTTATTGCCAGGCCAAGAACAAGAACATGTCGCAGGACCAGGAAGGCCGGCCGGACCAACAACCGGCAAATCACATGATTCGCCATTTGGTAGAGATCCGTTAGCAGCCAAATCAATAAGTCAAACGTTTAGTGGTGATAAAACTCCATTACAACATAAATATAAAACAGGAACACCATTAAGTACAGAAAATATAGAAATTAATAACTTGATTGGTTCATTAAAATCTTCAAGAAAGTCATCAAAAATTATTCAACAAACGATGATAACTGAGAAGAAAAATGATGATCAAGGAACAATGTTAGATGAAAGTCAATTGATTGAAGAGTAATTCGATATTGATTTCATAAACACTAGCATATTTATTAAAAAATTATGAATATACAGGGCGCACTTTCATGAAACGAATCAAACATTCAAAAGTTAAAAATACAGGATTAATATTTGAATTGCTCGTACGACAAGTTGCATCAGACACAATGAATAATAAGGATTCGAAAGCACTTCGTGTACTTAAAAAACATTATCATGCAAAGTCAGAATTAACTAAAGAATTAAAGTTATATCGTACACTTGCTGAAGAAAAATTTACTAGCGAATCTAAAGCTGAAAAATTTGTCGAAGCAGTATTAAGAGCAAGAAAACAAATAAACGAATCTCAACTTAGACGTGACAAGTATAACTTGATCAAAGATCTTAAGAACAATTATATAGTAGAAGAATTCTTCAAAGCAAGAGTTAAAAATTATAAACTACATGCATCAACATATAAATTATTTGAATTTGCGGAAGCAGATGATCCTAAAGAATATGTATCATGTAGATTTACATTGATTGAACATGTACAATCATCGACAAAAAAATTAACAAGCGCCCCAATGTTAACGTCAGAACATAAAGATGTACGTATTCTTGCAAGTAAATTAGTTGTTGATAAATTTAATGAAAAATATTCTAAATTAAGTGAAGCCCAAAAGTTAATGTTAAAAGAATATATTAATAATGTTACTAATACAGTAAAATTACGAAAATATGTTTTAACAGAAATTAAGTCGTTACGTAATGAGATCAAATCATTACGTGCATCTGTGCCTAGTAAAATTATTAGAATAAAACTTAATGAGGTTAGTAATTTATTATTAACATTAGGAAAAAAGCATTTGATTGAAGATAAAGATGTATTGACAATGCTTAGATATTATGAGCTTGTTAATGAACTTAAAAATGTAGGGAGTAAATAATGGCACATTCTCAATTTGATAAATTAGGACATCCGGGCAAGTATACAAAATCAATAAAGTTTGTAGGTGGCCAATTAGATTTGACAGGATCTAATTATGGATACGGATCTATAATAGTAAAAACAGCTGGTTCTGCAACTGCTAGTTTAAGTGACGGAGGATATGTTACATTATCTGATTTGTCTGCAGGTGTTGTTTATGATTTAAGTTTAGCACAATTATCAGGTAGTTTACAAACTGCAACAATTGCTTATGTATTCGCGAGACAACAATAGGAGACAAAAAATGGATTATATTTCAGCATTCAAAAAATATTTAGAAGAAGGTCTTGATAATATCGATGACAAAGAAGCTAAAATGAAATTCAAAGATCTAAAAGATAAAGACATTGATAATGATGGCGATGTAGATGATTCGGATTCATATTTGCATAATAAACTTAGTAATGTTGCTAAAAATGTAAAAGAAGAAGATGAATTGGAAGAAGCAAATGTTACTGGAAATTTAGATGGCGGAGAAGGACCTCCAAAAACACCTTATGCATTTGGTAAAAAAGAAGATGAAAAAGGAAGTGCTGAAAAATTAGGATATAAAAAAGTTAAACAAGAATCTACATTTATGAAAATGTCTAGATTAATGAATGAAGTATCTTATAGAGATTTCAAAAAAGATCCAACATCTACTCCTCAACAAAAAGTTAACAGAGGTATAATGGAAGTTAACAAAATGTTAGGGCAAATGGAAAAAATTGTAAATAATAATTTACGATTAAAAACAGAAATGGGTGTTCAATCAAATCATTTTTGGAAAGCAACAGGTAAAAGATTTTCAAAGATAAATGAAAGAATGATTAGGATTGCAAATCGATTGAAGGAGTTGTCACAATGATATTAAATAGAACTTGGCAACAATTTATAAAAGCTAAAGAAAATAAAGATTTGACTTTGGCGGAGCAAAAAAGAAAATATGCTGATGAAAGAAAGCGATATGAAGCACATGTATCGTTTTTGAATTCAGGATTATATAATAAGGGATAAACATGGATAAGCAATTATTAGTAGATTATACAGTATTTGAAGTATCGCCTCAAGCGATTAATGAATCATTAACTCAAAATAATGGAAAACTTATCGTATCAGGAGTTTTGCAAAGAGCAGAAGCTAAAAATCAAAATGGCAGAGTTTATCCTAAAGAAACATTAATGAGGGAAGCTAAAAAATATGCCAATGAATTTATTTCTGAAAGAAGAGCATTAGGAGAATTAGATCATCCAGATTCATCAGTAGTTAATTTGAATAATGTTTCTCATAATGTATTAGATATGAATTGGAAAGGAAATGATTTAGTAGGTACAGTAGAAGTATTAGGAACTCCTTCCGGAAATATATTAAAGGAACTTTTCAAGAGTGGAATTAGATTAGGTATATCTTCAAGAGGTATGGGTTCTGTAAAAGAAGTGATGAGAGAAGATGGTAGTACATTACAAGTTCAGCCTGATTTTGAATTAGTAGCATTTGATTTTGTATCAAATCCATCAACACATGGAGCATTCCTTTCTCCAGTAAATGAATCAAAAGGAACAGCATCAGTAAATAAATTTGCCGGTGTTGAAAGAATTATAACTGATATTATTACGGAGTTTTAATTATGGCATTAGAAGATATGAAATCACAGTATGGTCCAACAAATAAAAAAGGACAAATCGGCACAGGAAAATCTGTTGATCAATTAGCATTTGAAGGCGAAGGTAATCTGGGTCAAGAAGGTACTAATAGTAAGTATAAATCAACAGAAAAAAATGGAACGCCAGAAAAGAAAATGGACGGCTTAGCTAAGGGATTCTAAAATGAAACTAAAAAAACTATTAGAAGGATTTGCTTGGGAAAGAAAACCTGGACAACCGTTACCTACATTAAAAGATACAATTAATGCTCATTCATTAAAAGAGCAAGAAGGCGGAGGATTTGATTATGATTATTATATTAAACAAGTCGAAGCTTTAATTGAAACTAAAGAAGAAGTTGAATATGAACTAATTCAAGCTTTAGATACATTAGCAGAAGATGAAGAAGTATATGGTTTAGTTTCAGATGCAGCAGAACAAGCTGCAAACCAGGCTAGAAGATATATAGCTGGAGCAGAAAAGCAATTAGAAGGTCTTCAAAATATGTTAGAAAGAGCAAAAAGACAAAAATCATTTGATGCATAAGGAGAATATACAATGAGTAAATATGAAAAACAACTAATGAAACATATCCTTAACGAGAAATATCTTGGAGAGGAACAAGAAGAAAAAATGACCAAAGAACAAAAGAAGTCATTTTTAGAAGCAGTCTCTAATTTTCATAAGTTAGGTGAGATGGTATATTCCAATGCTAGACTACAAGAAGTTACTGACACCCTTAAAAGCGTGGTAGAACAGGCCGAAAAAATGACAATTGCAGAAACAGAACATTGGTTTGATAATGTTACTACTAGTCGTCATATGAAACAAATGAATGAGGCAATGAAAGTGTTTGAAAAGACTGCAGGAGAAATGAATGGGTTGCAACAAAGATTAGAATCTGCATATGAAGATATGGGAACAGTATTAAATAGATATTATAAGATCGGAGAAGCTATGGAAGACAGGATAGATGAAGATTCTTATACAGCAGGATTAGATGATAATAGAGCCGGAGATTCAGTAGAATATCCTGGAAAAGATATGTAATAATATTTGCCTATTTGAAAAAGTTTCTTTATATTTAGATATATTAATCGTTAAAAGAGTTATATGAATAAAAAAATGAAAAGACAAAAGTCAATACTACCAGGCGCATTAGGCGTTAAAGTTGTTAAAACAAAACAACAACCTCGAGGTGATATTAATTTTGCTTTAAGATCATTCAAAAAAGAATTGAAACAATCTGGTAAGCTACAAGAATTAAGAGAAAGGAGATATTTTGTTCCTAAATCAGCTAAAAAGCGTGAACAAATGAAACGAGCAAAATATTTTCAATGGGTTGAAGATCAAAATAGAAATTAAAAAAGAAAGTGCCAAATAGGCACTTTTTTTACATTTATAGGTTGTTTTCCTAAAGTCGTGTATATATATTAATGACTACGATACCTTATCCTAATATAAGGTCACTCAACTAATTAAACATTACGAATGCAATCGGCATTCAATTGAGGCTCTTAATAGCCTTATTTCCAAATTAAATAAGAGGAGAACAACTATGGCAAATTCAAATTTGTTAAAAGAGGCAATTGCAGACGCGAAAGCTGTTAGAGAAACTGCACTTGCTAACGCAAAAATTGCATTAGAAGAAGCGTTCACTCCTAGAATTCAATCAATGTTATCTGCTAAATTAGCTGAAGAAGAGGAAATGGAAGAAGCTGAAGATGCTGTCGAGACAAATGGCGACGGTATGGATGCTGCTGCCGGAGCTCCAGTTGAAGAAGGCGAACATGGTGATGATGAAATGTCTGAAGACATGGAAGAACCAGTTGAAGAAACTGAGGACAACATGGAAGAAGATATGGAAGAAGAGCCTGTAGCTGAAGAAGAAGATCTTGAACTTGAAGCTATCATCAAAGAACTAGAAGAAGAATTAGATTCGTCTGATATCGGAACTGGTGATAATAAAGGTGATATGGCTGACGACCATACTGAAGATCCAGGTGAGGGTGACCTTACTGAGGAAAAAGAAGATATGGAAGAAGGTGAGAAAGAAGACAAGATGGACGAAGATATTTCTTTAGACGAAATTATCAGCGCATTGAGAGAAGAAGAAGGAGAGGATAAAGTTGAAGAGACTGAAGACAAAGAAGAAACTAACGAAGAAGCTGAAAAAGAATTAGAAGAAGCTTATAACGTTATTAAATTCTTAAAGTCTAAAATCAATGAAGTTAATCTTCTAAATGCTAAACTATTATTCTCAAACAAATTGTTTAGAAACCATTCATTAAATGAAAATCAGAAAATGAAAGTAATTGAAAACTTTGACAGAGCTCAATCATTGAGAGAGGTTAAGTTAGTATTTGCTACATTATCTGAGTCATTTGGTTTTGGTGTAAAAACAAAAAGAACAATCAAAGAAAGCTATGCTTCTAAATCTACTAGATCAACAGCTCCAAGTAAGAAAGTAATTTCTGAAGGATCTGATTTATCAGCTAGATGGAAGAAGTTAGCTAATCTGTAATCAAGGAGATTAAAAATGAATGTAAATTCACTATTACCTCAAGATGCTCAAGCTAACCAAAATGCTGCTGCAATCGCACTAGAAAGAAAGTGGGAAAAGACAGGTCTTTTGGAAGGAATGAGTAATGAGGTTGAAAGAAAAGGCATGGCCGTTCTTTTAGAGAACCAAGCTAA